TACTAAATACGAAAATAGAAAGTTTTAAATCTGTTAATAATGTAGCGGTTGTAATTGCAACTCCTTTAGCATTCAAAACAGAAATTAAAGAAGGAGATTTAGTAGTAATTCACCATAATGTGTTTAGAAGGTTTTATGACATGAAAGGCAGAAGCAAAAACAGTTCATCATATTTTAGAGATGATCAGTATTTTTGTAACATTGATCAAATTTATTTATATAAAAATGATAAGAAATGGATTGCTTTTAATGACAGATGTTTTGTAAAACCTATAAAAAATAATGATCACTTTAAGCTAGATAAAGAAAGAGAACTTATTGGTATATTAAAATACGGAAATGATTCCTTAAACAAGCTTAAAATCAATCCTGGTGACCTAGTAGGTTATACCCCTAATGGTGAGTATGAATTTATTGTAGAAGGCCAGCGGTTATATTGTATGAAATCAAATGATATTGTAATTAAATATGGATACAAAGGAGACGAAGTTGAATATAATCCAAGCTGGGCACAAAGCGGTATTGGAGCTAATTAAAGTTGCGGAAGAAGCTATATTAAATAATGGGGATGATGATTTATCAGCAGACAAATTAAAGAATGCAGCAGCAACAAAAAAATTAGCAATATTCGATGCATTTGAAATACTTGCCAGAATAGAAGACGAAACTAAAATGATTGAAGACGCTTCTAAAGAAACCGTAGCAAAACCATTTAAAGGATTTGCAGAAGGGAGATCCAGATAATGTATGAACAAACTTTATACAAAGTATTAACAGATTATATAAAGCCTGCAGTTATTAAAAAAAATAATAGGTTTAATAAATGGAAATACGGATACGACAAAGACTATGACGTAGTTGTTATTAGTAAAACTGGTAAGATTGGAGAAATATATGAAATACAAAATCTTAGGATTGCATTACCATTAGCAGAAGACGTACATAAACGATCTGAATCAAAGGATGAACAGTATTGGGAACAAGCTGCATATCCAAAAGAATTAGATAAAATTAAAAACGTTACCGATTGGAATAAGCATCCTGATAGTTTCAAAGAGTATTGGTATGATTATATAGATCAAGAATTTAAAAGAAGAGACGAAGGTTTTACTTATTATAGTAATGGTAAACCTACATATATAACAGGTACACATTATATGTATCTGCAATGGAGCAAGATAGACGTTGGAGCAGCTGATTTTAGAGAATCAAATAGATTGTTCTTTATATTTTGGGAAGCTTGTAAAGCAGATCCAAGATGTTATGGAATGTGTTATTTAAAGAACAGACGTTCTGGATTTTCATTTATGTCCTCTGCAGAACTCGTTAATCAAGCAACAATATCAAGTGACTCAAGATTTGGTATATTATCTAAGTCTGGTGCAGATGCTAAAAAAATGTTTACGGATAAAGTGGTGCCTATATCGGTTAATTACCCATTCTTTTTCAAACCTATCCAAGATGGTATGGATAGACCTAAAACAGAATTAGCATACAGAATACCAGCATCTAAACTTACAAGAAGGAAATTAGATTCTAATGACAAGTTGGAAGATCTTGAAGGATTAGATACAACAATTGACTGGAAAAACACAGGTGACAATAGTTATGATGGTGAAAAATTAAAACTATTAGTACACGATGAAAGCGGTAAATGGGAAAGACCTGATAACATATTAAATAACTGGCGTGTTACTAAAACAACACTTAGATTAGGTAGTAAAGTTATCGGAAAGTGTATGATGGGTTCAACCTCAAATGCTTTAGATAAAGGAGGTGAAAACTTCAAAAGATTATATAACGATTCAGATGTTACGAAAAGAAACCGCAATGGACAGACTAGTTCAGGATTATATAGTTTGTTCATACCTATGGAATGGTCGTACGAGGGATTCATTGATACTTATGGGATACCTGTATTCGATACGCCAGAAAAACCAGTTAAAGGTATAGATAATAACTATATAGAATATGGTGTTATTGAACACTGGCAAAATGAGGTTGATGGTTTAAAGCAAGATCAAGATGGCTTAAATGAATACTACCGTCAGTTTCCAAGAACAGAACAACATGCATTCAGAGATGAGACAAAGCAATCTTTGTTTAATCTTACAAAAATATACGAACAAATAGATTATAATGATGATCTAAGAAATTCACAAGTATTAACACAGGGAAGTTTCCAATGGGAAAATGGCATTCAAGATTCAAAAGTTATATTTTACCCAAATAAAGACGGTAGATTCTTAATATCTTGGGTTCCACCGAAACATCTTCAAAACCATGTAATAATAAAGGATGGGCTTAAGTATCCGGGTAACGAACATTTAGGTGCGTTTGGATGTGATAGCTATGATATATCAGGGACGGTTGATGTAAGAGGATCAAATGGTTCACTTCATGGGTTAACTAAGTTTTCAATGGAAGACGTTCCCCCTAGTCATTTTTTTTTAGAATATATTGCCAGACCTCAGACTTCTGAAATATTCTTTGAAGAAGTTTTAATGGCATTAGTATTTTATGGTATGCCAATATTAGCAGAGAATAACAAGGCTAGATTATTATATTATTTAAAAAGAAGAGGGTACAGGCCATTTTCAATGAATAGACCCGATAAGGTTTGGAACAATTTATCACCAACAGAAAAAGAGATTGGAGGTATTCCATCAGCAGGTCAAGACATTATACAAGCACACGCTTCTGCTATTGAGACTTATGTAGAAAATTATGTTGGATATAAAGAAAGTGGGTATGGAGATATGTATTTTCAAAAAACATTGAATGACTGGTCAAGATTTAATATAAATAATAGAACAAAGCATGATGCAACAATCAGTTCTGGGTTTGCAATAATGGCATGTAATAAACACTTATATTCGCCGTCAACACCGTATAAGAAAGAAAAAGTAGAATTAAATTTCAAAAAATATAATAACCGAGGTCATAGTTCAAAAATAATATAATAGATGATTTATACTAACACGAATAGCTCTTTCCCAAGTCAGGTGGTACCGGACGAAGAAAAACAAACACTCGATTATGGTTATGCCGTAGGTATGGCTATAGAAGGAGAATGGTTTAGAGGTAATAGAACTAGTCTTGGAAATGACAGATGGAGTACCAACTGGCAAACATTCCATAATCTTAGATTATATGCCAGAGGAGAACAGAGCATTCAAAAATATAAAGATGAATTATCTATTAATGGTGATTTATCATATTTGAATTTAGACTGGAAACCAATACCAATTATACCTAAGTTTGTAGATATAGTTGTTAATGGTATGTCTAATAAATTATTTAAAATAAAAACATTTGCACAAGACCCTCAATCAGTAGCGCAGAAAACAAATTATACTGCAGCATTGTTAAGGGATATGAATGCAAAGGAATTGTTAAATGACATTCAAGAAAAATTAGGTGCTAATTTATATAGTACACCAGATCCAAATTCATTGCCAGAAGATAGTGAAGAATTAGAAATACATTTGCAATTAAATTATAAACAAGCGGTTGAAATTGCTGAGGAAGAAGTTATTAATTATGTTTTGAATAAAAACAAATATGACTCAATCGCAAAAAGACTTAATTATGATTTAACAGTATTAGGTATTGCATGCGCAAAAACGAATTGGAATGGTTCAAATGGTATCGTAATAGACTACGTTGATCCAGCTAATTTAGTTTACTCATACACAGAAGATCCTAATTTTGAAGACATGTACTATGTTGGTGAGGTTAAGTCTATTAGTTTAGAAGAATTAAAGAAAGAATTTCCTAATTTAACTAATGAGGAATTATTAGAAATTGAAAAGTTCCCAGGAACAAATGATTATAGTCGTACATATACAAATCAAAATTACGACACAACAACAATACAAGTTTTATATTTTGAATACAAAACATATTCAAATCAAGTATTTAAAATAAAACAAACAGAACAAGGATTAGAAAAAGCATTAGTTAAGTCTGATGGTTTTAATCCGCCAGCAAATGATAACTTTAGCGTAGTGTCAAGAAGTATTGAAGTTCTTTATTCAGGAGCAAAAATACTTGGCCACAAAAAAATGCTTAGATGGGAATTGTCTGAGAATATGACAAGACCATTAGCAGATACTACAAAGGTAGAAATGAATTACGCTATTTGCGCACCACGTCTTTACAAAGGAAGAATTGAGTCTATAGTAAGTAGAATTACTTCTTTTGCGGATATGATTCAATTAACGCACTTAAAACTGCAACAGGTATTAGCTAGAATGGTTCCTGATGGTGTATTCGTTGATGTTGATGGATTAGCTGAAGTTGATTTAGGCAATGGTACAAATTACAATCCAGCAGAAGCATTAAATATGTATTTTCAAACCGGTAGTATAGTTGGTAGATCAATGTCACAAGACGGATCTAATAATCCAGGAAAAGTACCAATTCAAGAATTACAAACATCGTCTGGCAACGCAAAAATTTCATCATTAATAAATACGTATCAATATTATTTACAAATGATACGTGATGTAACCGGTCTTAATGAGGCAAGAGATGGTTCTATGCCGGATTCAAATTCACTAGTTGGATTACAAAAAATGGCAGCCGCTAATTCTAACGTAGCAACAAGACATATATTAGAAGCAAGTTTATATTTAACATTAAGGATATGTGAAAACATATCTAAGAGAGTAGGAGATTCATTAAAGTTTCCGTTAACAGCAAATGCATTAGTACAAAGCATATCAGTATCAAACGTTAGAACATTAGAAGAATTACAAACTTTAGATATTCATGACTTTGGTATATTTTTAGAATTAGAACCTGATGAAGAAGAAAAAGCGCAATTAGAACAGAACATACAAGTTGCTTTGCAAACAGGTGGTATTGATCTTGAGGATGCTATTGATCTAAGAGAAATCAATAATCTTAAACTTGCTAATCAGTCTTTGAAATATAAGAGAAGAAAAAAACAAGAAAGAGATCAAGCAAATCAACAAGCAAATATCCAAGCACAAGCTCAAGCAAATGCTCAAACAACAGAAGCGGCTGCAATGGCTGAGGTCCAAAAACAACAAGCTTTAGCCCAAACCGAAATTCAAATATTGCAATCTAAAAGTCAATTTGAAGTACAGAGAATGGAGCATGAAGCGCAACTTAAAAAGTTATTAATGGCAGAGGAGTTTAAATACCAAATGCAATTAGCGCAAATAAATGCTCAAGCAATGCAAGCGAAACTTAATACGGTTGAAGACCGCAAAGATAGTAGATTAAAAACTACAGCAACGCAACAATCGGAATTAATAGATCAAAGACAAAATAAAACAATGCCCAAAGATTTTGAATCTGCCGGCTTTGATAATATGAGTGGATTTGATTTAGCACAGTTCGAACCAAAATAATTTTTACCAATCAATTTTATAATATTATATCATGTCAGAACAAGTTAAAACAGAAGGGGAATTCAAAGTAAAGAAACAGACCCCTAGGAAATTAAACAAAGTAGATCAAGTTACAAAGGTTACCATTAAAGAGTCAGGGCCAATCGCAACTACTGAGCCAGAAGTAACAAAAGTATTTATTCCTAACGAAACAGAAACTAAAGATGCCGTTCAAGAGCAAAGCACAAATGAAAGCGTGTTGGTCAGCGAAGGATCCCAAGTGGGATTGCAAGAAGTGGGCCAAGGAAACGAAGAATCTAAAATCGTTACCAATCAAGAAGAAGAAATAACTGTAATAAATGAAATTACAGAAGAAGAGATTCAACAAGAAGTAACAAACTTAGCGCAAGAAGTAAATGACGCAGTTAAAGCGTCTGAGTATTCAGGTAAACCATTACCAGAAAATATTGAAAAACTTATTTCTTTTATGGAGGAAACCGGTGGTGACATCAATGATTATGTTAGGCTTAGTGCTGACTATTCAAATGTTAATAACGAAACTCTATTAAAAGAATACTATAAAAAAACACGTCCACATTTAGATAATGAAGAGATTGAATTCCTTATGGAAGACAACTTTGAATATGACGAAGAGTTGGATGAGGAGCGAGACATTCGTAAAAAGAAACTCGCTTTTAAGGAAGAGGTTGCAAAAGCAAGAACCTTTTTAGACGGACTTAAAAGTAAATATTACGAGGAAATCAAGTTGAGGCCTGGTATTACACAAGACCAACAAAAAGTAAATGACTTTTTTAACCGCTATAATGAAGAGCAACAAATGGTGGAGTTGCAACATTCAAAATTTAAAGACGACACTAAAAACTTATTCAACCAAGACTTCAAAGGTTTTGATTTTAATTTGGGAGAAAAAAGTTTTAGATATGGAGTTGCTAATAAAGATGTTGTAGCAGATAAACAATCAAATATAACTAACCTAGTTAAGAAGTTCTTAAATGATAAGGGAGATGTTGTAGATTTGAAAGGGTATCACAAGGCCATGTATGCCGCCGATAATGTTGACACGATTGCAAAACACTTTTATGAACAGGGTAAAGCCGATGCTATAAAAGAAGTTGTTGCAAAGTCTAATAACATATCAACAGAACCAAGACAAACTAGTTCTGGTGAAATTTTTGTTAACGGATTACGGGTTAAAGCTATCAACGGAACTGACACTTCAAAATTGAAAATACAAACAAGAAGATTTTAACATTAAATTAAAAAACAATGGCTGCAGTAGCAACATCCCCGGTATTTGGTTCAATCGTACCAAGCCAAAAACAACAAGCTCTTAGTACAAACTATTTGAGCTTCACAGACGGAACTAATACTTTCGCACAACAATATTTACCAGAAATCTACGAACAAGAAGTAGAAAGATATGGTAATAGAACATTATCAGGTTTCCTTCGTATGGTTGGAGCTGAAATGCCTATGCAATCTGACCAAGTAGTTTGGTCTGAACAAAACAGATTACACGTTGCTTACAATAATGTAACTGTTGGAACAGGTAATACATTTACATTTGTAACGAACGCGTCTACAGTTACTGGAGCTACATCTATCAAAAATGTTATCTCTAAAAACCAGACTGTAGTTATCATCAATCCTGTAACAGGTGTTGAAGTAAAAGCTGTAGTTACATTATCTGTAGATACATCTGCTACATTAGCTACTATTACAGTTGCTCCATATTTAGGCACAACAATCCAAAATGCAGGTACTGGTATTCCAGGCGCAACTACTGGATGTAAAGTATTCGTTTATGGGTCTGAATATATCAAAGGATCTAACCTTTCTGATACCGCTGCTGGAGAAGGATATAGAAGTATTACACCTGAATTTACACAATATTCTAACTCTCCTGTTATTATCCGTAACAAATATGCTGTTAATGGATCTGACATGGCTCAAATTGGATGGGTTGAAGTAGCTACAGAAGCTGGAGCAAATGGTTTCCTTTGGTATCTTAAAGCAGAATCTGAAACTAGATTACGTTTTGAAGATTACTTAGAAATGGCTGTTGTTGAAGGTGAATTAGCGAGCGCTACAGGAAGTGGATCTGCCGCTGCTGCTGGTAAAAAAGGTACACAAGGTCTTTTTGCTGCTGTTAAAGAAAGAGGTAACACTGTAGTTGCTTTCCCTAGCGCTGTAGCTGATGCGCTTGGAACATTTGATAACATTTTGAAAAACTTAGATACTCAAGGAGCTATTGAAGAAAATATGCTTTTCCTTAACAGATCAACTTCATTAGAAATTGATGATATGTTAGGTAGTTTATCTGCTGGATCAGCGGGAGGTGTAGCTTACGGGTTATTTGAAAACTCTGAGCAAATGTCTCTTAACTTAGGATTTACAGGTTTCCGTAGAGGATCTTATGATTTCTACAAAACAGATTGGAAATATCTAAATGATGCATCTACTAGAGGTGGATTAACTGGAAAAGGGGGTAACATTGATGGAGTTTTAATTCCAGCAGGTACATCTACAGTATATGATCAACAATTAGGAACTAATATCCGTCGTCCATTCTTACACGTTCGTTACAGAGCTAATCAAGCTGATGATCGTAAAATGAAAAGTTGGGTATTAGGTTCTGCAGGAGGAGCTTACACATCTGATATTGATGCAATGGAAGTGCACTTCTTGTCTGAAAGATGTTTATGTGTGCAAGGAGCAAACAATTTCGTATTGTTTACAGCTGCATAGTTATAAATAAATGTAAATTTGCCCCTGCTGTATTGGTGGGGGCAATATTTACTTTAAAATAAATAAAAAAAATAAAATTATATTATATTATGTCAACAAAACAAGCACAAGCCCCGTCAACTTGGGAAATAAAAGATAGAACATATTTACTATCTACTGGGTATACCCCATTAACATATACAGTACAATCAAAACACTCTGCTAGATACCCATTTTTATGGTTTGATACGGATTTAAAAGAACAAAGAGAATTAAGATATGCAACAAACCAGAACTCTCCGTTTAAAGACGAACAAAAAGGAGAAGTTACACTAGGGCATATTGTATTTGAAGATGGTGTTTTAATAGTGCCAAAAGAAAAACAAAATTTACAAAAACTATTATCTTTATATCATCCAGCTAAAAATAGTTACTACAGAGAATTAGATGAAGTAGCAGATGCGGTTGATGAATTAGAAGATTTAGAATTAGAAATCAATGCTCTCAATATGGCAATGAATATTGAAATTGACCAAGCAGAAGCAATACTAAGGGTAGAACTTGGCTCTAAAGTTACATCAATGACTTCTAAGGAGCTAAAAAGAGATCTACTATTATTTGCCCGTAACAATCCAGGTTTGTTCTTAGAATTAGCCAATGACGATAATGTTCAACTACGCAATGTAGCCATTCGAGCGGCCGAAGCAGGTATCATAAAACTTTCACAAGACCAACGTACATTTACGTGGGGAACTAATGATAAAAAATTAATTACAGTGCCTTTTGATGAGAATCCATATTCAGCAATGGCAGCATTCTTTAAAACAGACGAAGGAGTAGAAATCTTTAAGTCTATAGAGAAAAAACTTAAATAATACGTAATACTAATATGTAGGCGGATATTGTAAATAAAACTGCAGTATCCGCTTAATATTATAATAAAGATAGCAAATGGCAGTAAATGTAGATACAGTTTATAAGACAGTCTTATTAATACTTAATAAAGAGCAAAGGGGTTATATGACTCCTGATGAGTTTAATAAAATTGGTACTCAAGTGCAACTTGAAGTATACTTGAAATATTTTGAGGATTTGAACCAATTGCTCAGGGTCCCTCAGGTTGATTTAGACTATGCTGATCGTATCGCTTTGCTAGATGAAAAAATATCTTTATTTAAAAGAAATCAATCTGTAAATTATACATTGAATGGTTATACTTTGCCAACTGACTTGCAAGAATTAGGTAGTGTTATATATGATAATAATGAGATGCAACGTGTACAAAGAAATGATTTCTATAATTTATACAAATCTAATCTTACAAAACCGTCTGTAACTTACCCAATATATTTATACGAAAATAGTTTAGTTAAGGTATACCCAGAAACAATAACTTCCGGCGTTAGCGTTAACTATTTAAAATTTCCTTCTTCGGTAATATGGGGTTTTACTATAAACAGTAACTTAGGAAACTATATATACAACCCCACTTTATCCGTTGATTTTGAATTACACCAATCAGAACAAGTTGAACTAATACTTAGAATACTAGAATATGCAGGTATTGTTATTAGAGATCCACAGGTTATACAAATAGCCGCACAAAAAGTACAACAGGATAATATAAATGAAAAACAATAATAAGATATGGCATTTATAAATAATGGATTAATTACAGAAACTAATAGACAATACTACGAGGGAGCTCAGAGTATAACTTGTGACGGGGTTTCTACTGTTTTTGCTTTTAGTGGATTTGATACTTCTTTAATCTGGTATACTTCCGATATAGATAATGATAATTATGAATTAAATAATTTCAAATTTTATGTAAGTACAGACTCTGCCCAAACTTTCTCGGAATATTCTAATGTAATTTCTGTTACAGGTAATGGTATAATTACTGTGGGCGAAGTATTAGTCTCTGGGACTATTGTTTTAGTGCAGTTAAAAAGATTAGAAGGTGGTAAGTATGGAGATAAAAATGCTTATGGAACTGTTGTTGAAGAAAACTATGGCAGTTATGCTTATGTAAAACTTGATGACATTATAAATAACTTT